CGACAAGTCCGGTTGTGACGTTTCCAATTCGCTCAAGGCACAGGTCATCAAGAAAGACGAAAAGCGCAAGCACAACCTCGCTATTCCAGGGCAGATCATTTACGAGTACGACATCTCTCAGACTCTTGAGGATGCTGCGTACGCACTGTTCCTCGAGGAAGAGCTGTTCGCTGCGTTTCCGGACATGTTTCTGTTCTACAGACGTATGAACCCTGATGACTTTGAGAAGGCTTATCAAGCTCGCTGGCGCGTCGACAACGGGGTGTACACGTCCGACGTCACTCGTTGGGATGTCGGTTGTGATGCTGGGGTCTTGAACTTCGACGAGGACGTCTTCCGTTCAGTTGGGTTTCCTTCCAAATACGTCGACGACTACGTCACTCGCCGGCTTTCCACACGAAGTCAGCACGGTCCCCTTCAAACTGCTCAGCCTTCCGGCGATAGGTACACTTGGACCATGAACACTATTAGACGTGCTGTTGTTTCTTCTATTGTGCTCCAAGTCCAACCTGAGGACACTCTTGCAGTCAATGGCGACGATGCCGCAATGGACCGAATGGCTGACGCACTGCCTTTTCCGGATTCACCATGGATTTTCAAGAACTTAAATGGTATGCGCGGCGGGTTCAGTGGATACGAACTTGGTGGACCCAGGCCAACGTACTCGGCCCGGGAGCTTTGGTACCGGACTGCCATTTTGCTAACACGTGATCCAACTGCTCAAGAGAAGTGGGTCAACTACTTGTCTTTGTTGGAGAGGTCCGATCCTGAGGAGTGGGAGGCTTTAAACGTAGCACAAATGGCCCACAGGCATATGAAACCAGATTTGTTTGCTGCTGCCCTTCCCGAGCAATTCCACATTCATTTCCCAGGCGTCTTTAAATAAGACAACTGGTGTTACTGAGAAGCTTTCAACAAGCTTCCATTTTCTTTAACCGGAGTTATCTTATCTTTCTTTACTCACCTTTATACGCTCTTTACCTCGTTTTACTTTAGGCTCTTTTCTCCTTCCCTTAGGGGAGAACAAAAGAGCCTAAAGTGAAGCAAGGTAAAGAGCGTATAAAGGTGAGTAAAGAAAGATAAGATAACTCCGATTGAAAAGAAACAGAAGCTTGTTGAAAGCTTCTCGATGACATCAGGTGTCTTGTTCAAAGACGCCTGGGAAATGAATTTGAAATTGTTCGGGAAGGGCAGCAGCAAACAAATCTGGTTTCATGTGCTTGTAAGCCATTTGTGCCACGTTTAGAGCCTCCCACTCCTCAGGATCGGACCTCTCCAGCAGAGAGAG